TATCCTGATGCAATAGATTACCAAATTACAAAAGGTGATTTATTATACATACCAAGAGGTGTAAGACACAGATCTTTTTCTAATACTCCCCGAGCTGTAATATCTATTGGTTTTTTTGAATGAAAAAAATATTTATAGGCACACCTTGTTATGGAGGCATGATAACTGCTGACTATTTTAAAAGTTGCATGCAGCTTGTAGCTTTAGCTGCATCTAAAAAAATAGAATTACAGTTTGGTACCATTGGAAATGAATCATTGATTACTAGAGCTAGAAATACTTTAGTACAATTATTTATGGATGGCGATTATACACATTTATTGTTTATAGACTCTGATTTAGCTTTTAATCCAGAGGCAGTTTTTAGAATGCTTGATTATAACAAAGATGTAGTGACAGGTATCTATCCTAGAAAAACTATAGATTGGATAAAAGTTAAGAGAAAACTTAAAGATAATCCTAGTATTACTGAAGATGAGCTTCTTGCATCTTCATTGCAATACAATTTAAATGTAAAAGATCCAAATAATATACTTCTAGAAAAAGGTTTTATAGAGGTCATGGATGGTCCAACAGGTTTTATGTTAATTAAAAGAGATGTGTTTGTAAAAATGGCTAAGTTTTATCCTGAACTTAAGTTTGTGCCTGATCAACATATAAATCAATCTCACGACAAAGAGTTTGAATATCACAAAACATCTGATTGGAATTATGCTTTTTTTGATACCATGATTGAGCCACAGACTAAAAGATATTTGTCAGAAGACTACGCTTTTTGCCGTTTATGGCAAAATACAGGGGGAAAAATATATGCAGATATTATGAGTGGCATGACTCATTATGGAAATTATGCATTTAGGGGCAATGTTGGTACTCAATTCTTGCCACAAAACAATAAGTAATTTATTATTGACACATGCAATTAGTAGATTTGAAATTTAGGCCCGGTATAGATAAACAAGATACAGCTTATTCTGCCGGAGACGATAGAAAATATGTTGACTCCGATTTTGTTAGATTTCACTATGGTAAAGCTGAAAGATGGGGTGGTTGGACTAATTTACCAAACCCTAATGTAACGGTTGTTGGAGTTGTTAGAGACACTCATTCGTGGATAGGTTTAGATGGCACAAGGTATTTAGCTTTAGGAACAGACAGAAAACTTTATATTTTTTCTGAAGGTAAAGTTTATGATATTACGCCAATAAGGGTTACAGACAGTTTAACTAATCCTTTTGAAACTACAAGTGGATCATCTACCGTAACAGTTACTGATGCTTCTCATGGAGCAGAAGTAGGTGCCTTTGTTACTTTTGACAACGGATCATCTACAAATGTCGTCGATGGCATAGATTTTAATAATGAATTTGAAGTTTTAACAGTGCCAGGATCAAACAGTTACACAATAAATGCAGGCACTAATGCAACAGGGTCCACAGCTGCTGGAGGTGGTTCTGTTGATGCTAGTTATCAAATAAATCCTGGTCCAACAACTTCTACTTATGGATATGGTTGGGGAACAGAAACATGGAGTGCAAGCACTTGGGATACACCAAGATCATCATCTAATGTTGTAGTTGCAGCAAGAAACTGGTCATTAGATAATTTTGGTGAGGATTTAATTGCAACAGCTTTAAACGGTGGTACATTTGTATGGGACACGTCTGGTGGTTTGGCTGCAAGAGCCACTACCCTGTCTAACGCTCCTACTGCATCAAGATTTAGTTTAGTCTCTACTGATACAAGACATTTATTATTATTCGGTACAGAGACAACGATAGGTAATACCGCTACACAAGACGATTTGTTATTTAGATTTTCAGATAGAGAAGATGCAACAGACTATACTCCTGTCGCTACAAACGAGGCTGGATCTTTAAGAATTACTGATGGATCTAGAATTGTTGGCGCTGTTAAATCTACAGGTCAAATACTAGTTTGGACAGATACATCATTACACGGAATACAGTTTGTTGGTACACCTTTTACCTTTGGTCTTAGACAACTTGGAGCTAATGCTGGTTTAATTGCACAACATGCAGCTATAGAAGTAAACGGAGTTGCTTATTGGATGTCTGACAATGCTTTCTACTTATACGATGGTGTTGTTAAAAAAATGCCTTGTACAGTACAAGATTATGTATTTGATGATTTAAGTTACACAAATAAAAATGATATTGCAGTTGGTTTGAATACAGCTTTTAATGAAATAATTTGGTATTATCCTTCATCTAGTGCAACTCAAATAGACAGAGCTGTTGCATACAATTATTTGGAGGGCACTTGGTATACAATAAATCTTGCAAGAACCACATGGTTAGGTGCATATGTGTATGAAAAACCAATAGCAACAGAATATGATGCGTCTGCAACTGCAAACGCTACAACTATATTAGGTTTAACTGCTGGAGCCTCGTCTATATTTGAGCATGAATCTGGTAATAATCAAGCTGATGGCACTGCTATTACAGCTTTTTTAGAAACTGGATCTGTAGAGATAGCTGACGGTGACCAGCTAATGTCAGTAAGTAAATTAGTTCCTGACTTTGATAATCTCACAAATACTATGACAGCTAGATTAACACTTGAACAATATCCTCAATCATCATCAAATGTGCAGACTAGTGGATCTATTACTAACACTACAGAAAAAATAAGTGTACGAGGCAGAGGCAGAGCGGTAAAAATCAGATATACAACTAATACAGTTGATGATACACCATGGAGACTAGGTTCACAAAAACTAGAAATTAGACCAGACGGAAGAAGATAATGGCTAAAATTACAATAACCAGATTACCAAACGCTACAGAAGAATATGATGCCAGTCAGTTTGACCAAATGATTAGACTGTTAGATCAAATAGTTTTCTTGCTTAACACAAACTTTCAACAAGATTTAAAAGAAGAAACAGAATCGGAGACGTTTTTCCTTGGCTAATACATTTAGAGGACCTATGTTAGATGTCACTACGACAGACCTAACAACTTTAATAACTGTGCCTACAGCTAATCCTGGTGCAACTCCGCCTGTTCCGCCTACTACTATAATAATTAAATCTTTAATAGTATGTAATGATTCTGGTAGCGCTACACTTCTCGATGTTCAAACAGTTAGGAGTTCTTCAACATTTAAGCAATTTCACCAAAAAAGCATAGCTGCAGGAGCAACGGTGGATTTACTAAATCAGCACGACGGAATTACGGGAGGCATGATTGTCTTGCAAGAATCTGACGTATTAAAAGTACAAGCTAATGCAGCAAATCAAGTTCACATAACTGTAGCTGATATGGAGGTTACAAAAGGTCAACTGTAAGGAGAAAAAGAATGAATTTACAATCACTGTTTATTACGCCTGTCATGATGACAGAGGTAAAGGGCCATGGTCATTTGATAGATAGACTATACGAAATAAAAGCTAAAGACCAAAAAGGAATGCCAAGATCTAATGTTGGAGGTTGGCACAGCAATGACAAGCTCTATGAAGATGAAGAGTTTAGAAGCACTGTGGCTGATATACTTTGGAATGCAAAAGAATGTTTTAACCATCTCGATGTGCAAGACGAATACGTACCTGAAATGACAGGTTTATGGGGCATGATAAACCCTCCAGGGTCCAGAAATAATGTGCATACACACCCTTACAATTATTTATCTGGAGTATATTATTTAAAAGTGCCTCAAAATAGCGGTAATTTAGTGTTTCTAGAGCCTAAACCACAGGCAGAGGTGTTATCACCCCCAAAGATAAAAGAAGCTTCTATACATCTGGCACACAGCGTAACTTGGGAACCAAAAGAGAATTCCTTGATTTTTTTTCCATCATGGTTACAACATGAAGTACAATATAATAATTCTAAAGAGGATAGAGTTATATTGAGTTTTAATATTAATTGGAGATTAGATAATGCCGATAGTTAAAAATGCTGAACAAATAGGAACGGTAACATTAGAAGATGGAAGAGTTGTTCCAAAATATAATGTCAAAACTGAAACTACACTAACTAATACTGATACTGGTCAGGAGTATGAAACAGAAGAAGCGATGCAAGCTGATATAGATGATCCAAACACTTCAACAACTGCTGAAAAGATCAGACGAGATGTCAAAGTATTTGCTCCATCTTTAAAAGATATGTTGGGTCAAACTCCTAAATCTTAAGATTTTTTACAACTACAATCATCACAGCAGTGCTGTTCTGTATTCTTAATGTGTCTTTCAGTATCTCTTTCAACAGCTAATAATCGTTCGTGGTATTTGCTCACCTTATCTGCAAGGTAGGCAATGGCTTTATTTATTTCTTCGTTTTCCATATTTTCTCCTATGATTGTTAATTTTGGTGAGAACCTAATGTAAGCATATTTTTTGTGCCTGCAATAGATTTTTTTATAAATGTTTTCTTGACATTGAGTTTGTGATATAAAATAGAAAAGAAAATAGAATGAAAAGCAAAACTTTTGTTAATGGCACTATTGTCAAAAAATATGAAATACCTTTAGAACAAATAAAAGAGCTAAATGACACATTTGACAAACAAAGAGAAAAATTGCTTTCCGAAAGTTCAAGATTAGCAGGTAGGATAAATACTGAATTAAGCGCGTCAACGTTCATTCAAAATATAAAAATTTATAATACAATTAAGAATTGTATTAATGAGTTTATATTAGCAAGTAATCATTTTGGTTTAGTAGATGCACCTGTTATGGATTTACATATTAGTAGTGTATGGATAAATGATATGATTGAGGGTGAGTATAATCCACCACACACACATTTTAATCCTCATAGCGGTTGGTCTACTGTTTTATTTTTAAAAGTTCCAGAAATAATAAATGATGCAAAACACAAACATAAATTTAGGGATGGTCAATTATGTTTTACTTGGAAGGAGGGACATGGATCACACTATGTAACACCTAAAGTTGGAGATTTTTATATTTTTAGAGCTGATCATCAGCACTCAGTAATGCCTTTTAGGACAAAGAAAAAAGGGGAAGTAAGAAGATCAATGTCTTTTAATTTTGAGAAGAAAACCGAAGAAAATAATGATAGACAAAAAAATAAGCTTTATTGCGAGTAATAAACAAATGTTGGATGTTTGGCCCCATCCCAAACCTGCATCCAGGTATATACCCGAAGAATACAAAAAATTAGAAAGATTTAGGAATAAAAATTATCAAGATGTTACAATAAAAGCATGTGTGCCTTTTCTTGATTCTTTAACAATGGGGTATATCATTCCATTTGACCAGGATTATTTAGTTGATCCCGTTGAAAATGAATTTGTTCTCACTCCCGCAAATAGATCTCCAGATGACGCTGATTATCACAGCAAAGGACAATTGCCTCCAGAGTGGCAAAAAAAATCAGGTGAGAACGCAGGTAAATTTATGAACAAATGGCTAATAAAAACACCGCCAGGTTATAGTTGTTTATTTATAAAACCAATGAACAGAATTGAATCAAGATTTGAAATAATAGCAGGAGTAGTTGATACTGATTCATATGTAAGTTTAATTAATTTTCCGTTCATTCTTAATAAAAGAGATGAACAATTTATTATAAAAAAAGGTGAGCCAATGGTTCAGGTTATACCTTTTAAAAGAGAATCTTACAAAATGTGGTCCGGATTTTATTTTGAAAAATTACACAATAAAACTACAGATCTTTTAATGTCAAAATTTATTGACAGATATAAACAATTATTTTGGAAAAAGAAATCTTACAAATAATATTAAGAAAAATTTTCGTCGTAATCGTACCAACTCTTGGTCCAATCAAAATAAGAAGATGTAGCTGAATTTCCGGAATGAAACATATCAGCTTCATTTCCATCATCTACCCATTTTGTTTTTGCATTTTCATACGCATTGTCATAATCAAGCTGCGCAGATTCAATTTGAGCTTTTCTTGTTGTACCCCATGATAATAAATCAGCAACAGTCGTAGATCCGACTGCATCACTTGTTGCATTTAAATCAGTATTACCTGCCATTCTGCCTGTTGCAGGATCTTTTGTTTGAATTTCGTTTTGACCAACAAGATCGTTCCAAATTACATAATGTATAGTGTTAGGGATCCATGTGTCTTGCCAAGCATTACCTTTTTCATTCCAATTTATTTGAAAATTATTATCTAATAAAATGTTATCTCCGTTTGCAATTACTATTTGTGTAGCCATCTTTATCTCCTAATGTTTAATAATATATTGCACTATTACAAATGGTGAAAATGAATTTGTGCCTGATGCAGTAACAGCACCTGTTAAAGCAACAGAACCTCCTAAAGTACCACTTAAAGTGTGTGTATGGTTATGAGAAGTACCTGAACCTGAGTTTCCAGTATTAGAACCTTGTTGTCCTGAACCTCCGACACCACCGTGTGAGTTTATTTGGTCCGCACCAGCTGTTGTTCTAAGGTTGTATGTATGAGAGTGACTCGCTAATTGAGCGTTTGTTAAAGAAGTGTTATCGATACTACCAGTCACTGTTACAGTTTGGTTATTAGCCAAAGCTTGGTTGTTTGTTACAGCTACTGTTATAGTGTTAGCACCACCTGTAGTAGCTAAATTTGTTGTACCACTCTTACCTTGTGGAAACTTACCTTGAAGATCTGGAACATTAAAAGTTGTTGAGTTATCACCTGTGCCATAAGTAGTTCCTATGACAGTAAATAAATCGGCATAGGTAGTTCTTGAAACAGCTGATCCATCACACAAAAGATAACCATCAGGAGCTGTAGCTTTACCCCAAGGTTTAATTGTTCCTACTTCACTTCTATTTGTT